GGTTCGGTCCTGAACTACCCTTTATATTGATGGTGCCTTAACCCTTACTCATAATGCCACTAGTCTCATCCTTCCCGGTGGGACGAATATTACTACTGCTGCTGGAGACTCAGCTATCTTCCGTGGAGACAGTGCTGGTAATGTCAAGTGTGTTAGTTATGTTTGTGCTCAAGGTGGTACAAGTATCCCAGTGGCTGTAGTGCAAGCTTATGCTGGTAGTTCTGCTCCTTCTGGCTGGTTGCTCTGTTATGGACAAGCGGTAAGTAGGACTACCTATGCAAACCTGTTTGCTGTTGTCTCGACTACATATGGCACAGGGGATGGTTCGACGACATTCAATCTACCTGATCTTCGAGGTAGGGCAGTATTCGGTGTCGATAACATGGGTGGATCGGCTGCTAGTCGTGTGACCAATGGTAACAGTGGTATCACTGGTACAACTCTTGGTGCTGCTGGTGGTTCTGAATTACTGCATGCCCACACCCATACGGCAACCGTAACTGATCCAGGACACCATCACACATATGATGAAGGTGGTGCTGGAGGTACGGCAAACGGTTATACTGGTGGTGGTATTCACGATCCTTCTGCCGCAACGAGTACTACTACAACAGGAGTCACTGTTTCAAACGCTAATGCGGGTACCGGTTCTAGTCAGAATATGCCCCCTGCACTCATGCTTAATTACCTTATTCGTTTCTAAGCAACAATGGCCCAACTTGATTCCCCCGTTAGAGTCTCCCTTGTAGGCTCTTATAATACACGACTGTACCATGAGACTTCTACTAGTGTCTCTGGTGGTATTATCGGTATTGGAGTAATTGGAGAGATGGTAATTGGGTCTTGGTCAGATCCGAGTCTTCGAGATCAACGATTTGTCAACCTGATTCCTGATAAGATTCAGAATCCCTATACGGGAAAGGAAACATACTACCTCTATAAACGTCCAGGATGGGCAAGTAATACGACACCTGCTGCTGGTAGTATTGGCACAGCTGCTCATATCTGGATTGGAAGTTCAAATGAACTCGTTACAGCTTTTGGAGCAACTAACTCGACTGTCTATAAAGATACGACCAGTCTAGGAGCTGTCACTGGACTAGTAGAACGAATTTCAGAAACCATTATTGGGACAACTCCCAATCTGGTTATGTCCACAACTGGGAACAAAGCCTACTACTATCCAAGTGGTGGTGCTTTAACCCAGATTACTGATGTGGATTTTCCGAGTAACAATAGCCTGACTATTACTGGTAACTTCGTTCACATGAACGGTTACACGTATATTATGGCTACGGATGGAACCATCTGGAACTCGGATCTAAACAGCCTGTCTGCTTGGTCTGCGACTAGTTTCCTCAGTGCTAACATGTATCCTGATAAGGGGGTTGGTTTAGCTCGTTACAAAGACCTGATCATGGGGTTTGGTAAAGAGTCCATTGAGTTCTTCCGGGATGTTGGTAATGCTACAGGTTCTCCCTTGCAGAAAGTAACTGAAGCTACTATCAGGATTGGTTGTATTAATTCCAATTCGATAGTCAGTCTAGAAGATACTATTGCTTGGGTCTCGTCTAGCGATACTGGATCGGTCTCGATCTACATCATGGAAGGTTACCAACCCAAACGTATTTCTACCAATTCGATTGATCTGTTCCTTGGGGAACGTGGTAATAACGTCCCTTATTTGACTGCTGGTAAGATCAGTGGAAAGACATTCCTGTTTTGCACTATTGGAGTGAGAACCTTTGTCTACTGTATGGAAGACCAAATCTGGCATGAGTGGAGTAGCCAGACGATTCTTTGGCATCAGATTGCTGTTAGTTCTTCAGCTAGTTCAGCTATCTATGCTGTAAGTCGGGCTTCCACAAGTGGGAAGACCTACACAATCAGTCCAACAAGTCCTGTATTCCAAGATGATAGTGTTACCTATGAGTCCTATCTTCAAACAGCAATGATTGACTTTGGTACAGATCTGAAGAAGTTTGTCAACAAGATACATGTTATTGCTACGCCAACTACAGTTAGTACTAGTATGTCTATCTCGTGGTCTGATGATGATTATATCACTTTTTCTAGTAGCCGAACGGTTGATCTAGTAAATAACTACAAATACATTAATAATATCAGTCCATTCCGTAGACGGGCTTTTAAACTCTATACCAACGATGCTTATCCGTTTAGGTTAGAAGCTCTGGAGTTTGAGCTTAAACAAGGGATGCATTAAGAATGTCACTACCTGTTCAACCCCCTGCTGTATATGACAGTAAGGAATCCTTTGGGGTTCAAGGGTGGTCTCAATCTGTATTTCGTTGGCTTAAGGCCATGGTGTTGGATGGATGGACTATAACCAATACAACTCTTTCGACAAGTACTCTAGTCAATCCAACTAGTACGTCGCAAACCCTGACAGATGGAGCGACAATTAGTTGGGACTGTTCTCTTGGGGAAGTAGCAACGTTAACACTTACCGCCTCTGGACACACACTAGCGGCACCTACAAATATGAAAGTTGCATCTTACATTCTTCATGTCAAGCAAGATGCTACAGGTGGTCGTACCATGAGTTGGAACACTGTGTTCAAGTGGCCTTTAGGAACCACCCCAGTGTTATCAACAGCTGCTAGTGCGCATGATGTATTTGTCTTTGTCTGTGATGGTACCAATATGTATGGGTCTTATCTTAAAGGTGTAGCATAAGATGCTTTGCCCTATGCCTCCTCTTAGGCCAGTAACCAACACAATAAGTGGAGCAACAAACGATTTCAATTTACGTACCAGTGCTGGTTCACCAACCGACATGGTAATGGTAGATGCGATCATTAACTCTACTGTTGGAGCTACGTCTACTAGTACCCCAGCTTACAGAACAGGTACGGGCTGGACTGCTGGCTCAGTAATCAAGATTACAAATAATAACACTATTACCGGCAAAGCTGGTGCTACTGGTAGTACTGGTTCAACAGGTAGTACAGGGGCTGGAGGAACAGGAGGACCTGGTTCTGGAAATGTTTTCAATGGTAGTGCTGGATCTCCCGGTAGTACTGGTGGAACTGGTGGTACCGGAGGTACCGGTGGTACGGGTGGTGCAGCCTTTGTTGCCGATGCCGTAACCAATCTCCTTATATATGTCAATAATGGCTCAGGAACCTTGAATGGAGGTACTGCTGGTAGTGGAGGTTCCGGTGGGAGTGGTGGTACAGGAGGAGGAGGTGGTGGTGGTGGTGGTGGTTCGTGGACATCAGATGGAAAGTCATATGCTAGCGGCGGTCGTGGTGGAGATGGTAATACAGACGCTAATTATGATTTTGGCTGGCAATTTGGTGCTGGACATGGTGGTCATGGAGGTGGGGCTGGTAGTAGTGGTAGTGCTGGTCAAACTCCCTCACCATTCAGTGGTTCATCAGGAGGAAGTGGTGCTGGTCCAGGTTCTACCGGAGCAACTGGAGCCACTGGAGCATCAGGTTCACAGGGACATTCGGTTGAAGGGAATGCCAATACTGTCACACCTTGGATTTCCAATGGAATACGTAATGGTGGAGTTGTATAACAAATGAACCTCAAATACAAAATTCTGAGTCACAATCCGACAGATAACACTATTGTTGTTCGGTACTATACTCCGATCCTTACTGAAGCTGTACTTGCAAGTGAAGTAGACGCACAAGGCAAGGTCTTACGGGCCCGTTCTGATTTTAACATCATGCTCCCGAATCCGATCCCTACTGGGATTGATCTGCAACAATTGATTTCAGATTATGCTCCCATCGAGTGGTTTGGTTTGATGGAAGACAGTATACAAGGTAAGGCTGACATGAGTTCTATCGTTCCCCTCATTGGAGTGGAAACAGTTGGTTTACCTAAAAAGGCTCTGACTGCTGGACAACAGATTATTACTCCTACGGTAATCGTGGGAGTCTAACTATCATCATGAAGACCTCGATCCATATTCTAGAACCGTACAAATTCATTAGGCTCCAAGGAGAACAGGGGGACTTCCTTTCGACTCATCACACTGAGTCATATCCCCGTTCCAGGAATCCTAATGTAGTTATCATGGTATCTGGTACTCTTGATTGGATCAATGAAGATGTAGGTCAAGTATTTTACCGACTCAATGCCTTGGATACAGGAGACAAGCTTCCTGATCCTATCAAAGGAAACTATAGGTTTGAGGTTGTTAGTCCATCCGTGGACTACTACTGTGTCTCTCGGACAGATGGCAAAGCTCCAAAGCATAGACAAATAGCCTTAACTAATCGTGACGCCCAATTTGTCACAAAAGGTAGTGCTGTCATGTTACTCAAGGGTACATGTCAAGTACTAAATGGAATAAAGTTTGATACTCCTGGATTGATTCTTAATATCGAATCGGGAGATAACTATTTACGTGCCCCATATACAGATGGGTGCGTAATCGAAGTTTTTGAATAAGGATTAATTATGGCTTACACCTGGGGTGCTGATCCGAATTTTACTTATGGTGAAGGTAGTCCCTTTGCAGCTATGGGGTGGATTCCCGACTCATCGACTGGGAAGTTCATGCAAGTACTAGATCCCCAGTCAGTCCAATCTATGGGTAGTGGTCCTGTTGGGACCCCTCCTCCTGATCAATCTGTCCTTCAAGCGATTGCTGCTGGTAACCCTGCCTTGGCTCAAAAGATCCAACAACAGATGACTAGTACTTCTCAATACGGAGAAGGGTCTGCTGGAGGTAACTACACTGGTCCTACCAATACAGGTGTACTAGCTAATTTGGGATTTGCTGGTGGTAATCTGGCTACTCCCGGTGCTGGTAACAATCGAGTCGGTGGTGATCCTAACTATGTAGATATTGTTCCAAGACTTCGTGCTCTTGGATTAAGTGACAACCAGATTATGCAGTATGCCGCTGCTGCGGCTCCCAATGTCACCAATGGGAATATTGCTACAAACTACGATTGGGCTTCGTTTAACCAACGAGTTCTTCAAGCTGCTGCTCAAGCAAACCCGTCATTGGCACCGCATCTTCAGACAATGATGCCTACCCAACAACAGATGCAATCGTCTCAGCAATGGGCTGCTGCCCAAGGGCAACAGACATCCCAAGCTGGTAACGGATTCATGGGTAACTATGGTGGATTTATTCTACCTGCCTTGTTTGGTGGTGCTGTCTTGGCTGCTGGTGCAGCTGCTGGTGCTGGTGGAGCAACTGCTGGGGCCGGTGCAGAAGATGCCGCTATTACGGGAATGTCAGTTCCCGGAGCCTCTGCTGGAAGTACAGGGTTAGGTCTTGGTGCTACTACTGGTGGTGGTTTAGCTGCCGCAGGTGGCGGTGCAGCTGGAAGTGGTGGTCTAGCAGGGCAACAACTAGCCTTGGCTGATACAGGAACAATGTCAGACGTATCCCCCGGTCTTCTCGGTGGAGCCGAGACGGGTGGTGGAGGAGGTAGTGCCTTGGATGCTGGAATGGATATCAGTGGTATGGGAGGTACAAATGGTGTAGCTGCTGGTATGACTGCTCCAGGTGGAGCTACCGCAGCTGGTGGTGGGGGTGGAATAACTGATTGGCTCAGTAAGCTTGGATCGGGTTTGACTAGCCTTGGAAATGGTATGAGTGGTACCAATAGTGGTGGTGGTAGTACATCAACTAGTGCTAATCCTACCTTGCCTTTCAGTAACCTGATTGGTTCTATCCTGAGCTATTCTCAAGCTGGGCAAAATGCCAACCAGATAAATACCTTGATGGATCGTATCCAGAATATGGATCAATTCAGGACTCAACAACCTAAGTACTTTGATCCTCTTTATGATGCAGCTACTAAAGGTATCGGTAATACAGCCTACGGTCAATCTCTACTCAAAACAGTTATGGCACAAGATGCAGCTAAAGGTTATAACCAAAGTGGAAACTTCGTCAGTGATGCCCTTCAAGGGCTCAACAGTGGCACCATGGATTACGTGAAGAACCTGACTCCTCTTGCTCTGGGTAATAACCCGTATCCTGCTGCTAATACTATGGGTACCCTTGGACTGGGAAGTCTTGCTCAAACACAGCAACAACAAGGTCAACTTGGTAGTGCTATTGGTCAAGTCGCAAACAATCCTGGTGGAGTAATAAGTGGTGCAGGTAATTTGGTCAGCGGTGCTGGAACTCTTGCTAAAACAATTGGGAGTTTAATCTAATCATGGGCGGCAATATCACATACGATCCGGCGCTTCAAACACCGGCTTACGACTTCAAACCCCAAGGTGCTCTTGCGGGTATGCTCTTTAACGAAGATCTCAACCGTGCCCAACAAATGCAACCAGTCACTGATTCGTTGCAACGGATGGATGCACAAAGACAAGCTATTGGTCTTCAGGACTTGATGAGTACTCACGACCTTTCAGCACAGGCTACGAATGCAAGAAGTCAGGCGACAATAAACACCGCTGTGCCTGATGCCCAAGCTGATCTATCCCTGAAACAGGATAAAGCTCAGCTGAGTCGATCCACTATCAATGACCAGATCTCTGAACGTATCGCACAACATGCTCTTACTATGGGAGAGATGGGTCGTCAACAACTTGCAAATGGTGCAGCTGATGCTGCTGGATTTGCTAAGTTTGCCATGGGTAATGATAAAGGACCGCAAGCAGAAGCGGCTATGCGTCAGTTCCTTACCTCTAAAGGACACAATCCTGATACCGATCCAGTAGCTAAATATGTTCTTAAGGATGGTCCAAGTGGTTACGCTAAAAATGCTCAGGATGTACAAGATTGGTATGACAATGCTGACTCTAAGTTCAGACAGCGTACCAAAGAGCAAACTCAAAAAGATGCAGCTGCGATGGAAAGGACCAAAGTTACAAGTCAAGCCACAATAGAGGCGGCCAAGTTCCGGGCTACAGCTGCCATTAAGAGTACTGCTCAATTGTTTGATCAGGCTATGGCTACTAAGGATTATCGAAATGTCATCATGCTTGGACAAGCTCTCCTTTCTAATCCTGGGTTAGACGATGCAAGTAAAGCTAGGGTTAATGCTGCTATGAGTGCTGCTCAACGTATGTGGTCTGTTGAACAAGCTGCTAAACAACAACCCGGTATCAGCAATGCTATTCCGAGTACCCTTTCCCAAACACCGGATGTCTACAACAATGCCTTCCCACAAGATCCTAGGGCTCCGGGGGCAGTTGGTGGCGGTGGGGGTATTCCAGCAGGTTGGGCAGTTAAAAAACGATAAGGGCGGTCTATAAATGCCTACATTTACATTTACTTCTCCAGATGGTCAAGACTACGACGTAGACGGTCCTGAAGGAGCTACCCAAGAACAAGCTTTTCAAGTCCTACAGATGCAACTTAAGACTGGTCAAGCGGGTGATTTTGGGGCAAGCAAAGAGAATACCGTAGGTAGGGCTATCGGAGAGAATCTTCGAGGAGTCATTACGGCTGCCGGGGATATTGGTGCTAGTGCTCCCGGAATGGTTGGAGCAGCTATTCCTGCGGCTGTGGAAGGTATTGCCCACGGTCCTGAAGCTGGTATCAAGGAATTCGGGGATGTGTCGGAGGCTATGAATCCCCTCAGTACTAGGTTCCTAGGGGGTCATCCCCTACCCGGAGTGTCTGCTTTGGAACCTGATAGGGAGTCTACGGCCTACAAAGCCATAATGAAACCCTTTGCTATGGTACCCCAAGGGTACGGTAATATCGCAGGGGGTCTAGCCAGTGTACTTGGGGCTTCAGATGCTACTGCTGGGACTATCGGGGCTACCGGAGAACTGGCTACGGACATTGGGTTTGGTATTGAGGGTATGAGAGGGGCCATAAAAGGCTCTAGGAAGCTCGCTAAGGCCAAGGCTGATAGGGTGGCCGCCGAAAAGGCTCAAAGTGACGCTAAGGCCATCCTAGACAAACGTCAGGCAGATGAGGCTAAACAGGCCGCTTATAAGCAGGCTTACGAGGCTATGGACGGTCCTTTGTACCGTCAAGATGCGGAAGGGAACCCCCTTACCCTAGATCCTAACTCCCCTGATACTATGCTTAGGTATCCCCAGAACTACCAAGCTCCCCAGCTTGGACTAGGGGGTAAGGTTGCCCGGATACCGGACCAAGTTGGTAAACGGACTCCTACAGGGTTGTCCCAAGCTGACTGGGATCAGGCCATGATGGCCCACGAAAAGGAGATGAAGGACTGGGAAGCCCAACAAGAAGAGCAGTACCGGAATATGCCTTACCAAGCTCCAGAGCCTCTTGCTCAAGTTCCCACAAATCCAAATCCCCACGTTCCTTCCACAGGCCCGGACCTTCAAGTTGGTCCTCCGACAGCAGCTGACTTAGCTGCTCGTAGGGCTATGCCACAAGGAAATGATCTTGTTCGAGGACAAGGTCCACTTGCTAATGCTATGAATTTGGATGCTACCACTTTGGGTGCAAATGGTTATTCCTACCAAGGTGGCATTAACTATGAACCTGTTGCAGACAAGCTTCCAAGGCTTCCTCAAGAAGCCCCGAAGTTCCCAGTTGATAAGGTACGGGATAGTGGTGGTACGGAACTACCTAATACCGATAAAAACTCAGGCTTTAACATGGAGTTGTTTAATGCCCAGAATGAGGGTAAGGGTGTTAAAGAACAACTTCAAGCCGTAGCTTCTGGGGAACACCCAGGTCATGCTGCCTTGGCTGACCACTTCCTGAAGACTACAGATGCAGATGTTTTAAGTAAAGAGATTGGAGTTGGTACTAAACTTGAACATACACCGTCATTTCAGTTGAATGATGGACGGGACGCGATTGCTTCTTATACGCAATCTGCTGATACGATTCGTATTGGACAGAAAGCTGTTGGTGATTCTGGTACGTTACTTCACGAATTTTCTCATGCTAAAACAGCAACTGTTATCGACAAGGTTCTCAATAACAGATCTGGATACGAGTGGGCTAAGCCTTATGTAACTCGACTTCAGAATCTAATGAATGTGGTAGAGAAACACTTAGAGGTAAATGGAAAGACCCTACTCCAAAAAGGATATATTAAGTCCCTTAAACCGTATGGGATGACTCATCTGCATGAGTTTGTGGCAGAAACTTGGGGTAATCCTAACTTCCGAAAACTTTTAAGAGGCATTAAATCTCCTTATGGTGGTACTGTTTATTCCAAGTTCATCGAATCTGTAAGAAAGATCCTTCGTCTTCCTACTGAATACAAATCCGTATTGGAAGATGTCCTTCATACGTCTGATGAAATGATGAGTCGTACTTCCAATGCACAACGTCGTGCATACTTCAACGAAACTAGTAGAGAGATGATGGGAGAACTTGCCCAAGAAAACTCCACTAAATATTCCTTTGGGGAATTTGTAAAGGACATGGAAGCTAAGGGGCACAGGCTTGCCCCTGAAGTCTTAAAGGGTATCTATGACAAGGTAATGAAGGCTAACACCGTTGCTAAACCTGATTCAGGTCTTCCTATTGAAAAGAAACTGAATGTTATTGAGAAGGTTGGGAACGGTCTTCGTGATATCCGTAAACAATACATGGATAACAGGTCATTTCCCGAAGTTAAGGCTGAGGTTCTCTCTCAACCTGATATTGGTGTTATTCGTGCTAATGCTACAGGTAAGATTACGAACAGTCGATTTACTGCGAAGTACAACCCGTTGATCAGTTGGGCTAGTTCTCAAGTCCATATGATTAAGAACTTGCATGAAATGAAAGCGAACTCCAAAGTTCACGGTCTCAGTCGTAAAAATCCGAGTCCGGGGACTTACATGCACATGTGGAAACAGTTGACCAAAGATGAGCGTGTTGAGGTCAACCAAGTTGGACAGGCGTTGAACAACCTGCAAGGATGGGTTGGTCGAGAAGGTATCCAACGTGCAGCTAAGGCTGCGCTCGGTAAGGAACTTACTGAGAAACAATTACGTGCTTATCTTGACAGAATCAAGATCAATCAGGAGGTTCTTAGTGATCTGAATAGAGAGTTGGTGAAAAACGATAGAGAACCTATCCACTCTCTTCCCCATTATTGGAGTCCTGCGGACTTCGATGGTCCTTTTATTGCCTCGTTTAAGAACAAGGCTGGGGATAGTTTTGTTAAGAGTTTCTACCTTAAGCCTGATGAAGCCAAACTCAAGGCTGCTTTCCCGGAATATGATGTTCAGATCAAAGAAAAAGGATTGCGGTCTGACTACAACTGGCGTGAATACGAAACTATGCTTAGCCAACTTAGGGCTAACCAGAAGTTTGATGCCGCTACTGCTATTGAACAACAACTAAGGGCAAGGGGCTTTGCCCGTCACGGGTTAAAACGTGAAGGGGCAAAAGGAGCCGCTGGTACAGAAGGTGGTCGTAAAGGTCTTCGTAGGTATGAAGAAGTCTCTGAACGATACATCCGCCAAGCCTATGACTATCTGGGTAATAGAAAGATTGACGAGATCCACGGTCAAATTTGGAAAGATACTGAACTGGATGCACGTCCTAATGCCAAGGGGTTTGCCCTTGACAGTCTGGATATTGCTCGTGGTGGTGGTAATGAGATGTGGAACAAGGTCAGCATTGCTTTGTCTGATCTAGTTCGTGGAGTGGTTCGGGTAGGAACAGCTGGAAAGGTTCAATTACCACAAGTCTTTCTGAATGACTTCTTTAAATACAGTAATCGAATTGCTACAGCCCAATTACTTGGGTTTGGTAACCTGACCTACATTGCAAACAACATCATGCAACCGGTCTTTGCCTTTCCTAAGATGTTTGCTATGGCTTCTGAGAATGGTGGTCTTGGTTTAATCCGTTCTCCTATTGCTGTCATAAAAGCCAGTATCAAAGCTATGAACAGTATGAGGGATTGGAATCACCCAGACATTAAGGCTTTGGATAGGATTGGGGCCTTGGATGCTACCTTCAGATATGATGCCAGTGCTTATCGTCAGAACACAGTCAAAGACATTAAGGATACAATCGCTGAACATGCAAGTGGTACTAGTCTGATGGGATTTATTGAAAGGAATGCGGTTAGGCGTCCTGCTGGACTTCTATTCCTTGAAATGATCAGGGAACTAGGAATAGACAAGGGAATGAAAGGAGACGAACCTTATTTTCTTGCAAAGGAATTAACCGACCATTACATGGTATCTATGAAGTGGTTTGAGAAAGCTCACATCTTCAGTCGTACTGGTATCTTAGGTACTGTTATCGGACCGTTGCAATCCTTTTCTACGACTTGGCTTGGTATGCTTGGGGAATATAAAGACCTTGCACTGAAAGGCCACATCAACCCGGCTAATGTCCTTCCCCTTGCTACCTTTATGGGGATCTCACTGGTTACTGCTGGTCTGATTGGTCAGATTGGGGAACAGGAATACGATGCACTCATTAATTACCTGAACAAACACTACCATACTAACTGGCCTACCATGACTCAACTTATCATGGAACATGCGAAGTCTAGAGCTTGGAGGTATGGACTGTTGTCTGATGCTACGGGCTACAACATTGGCGCCACTATGAATGCTCCTACAGTTACTGGATCTAGCGCCCCAGGTTTGCAACTCATGGGAAATGCAGTTAATTTTGGTGCCAATAGATTAGCCAATACGGGGATGTTTGGACAACTTAAT